TGGGGTGTTTGTTCTTCCGCTGGCCCCGTCTATTATCTGAATAACCAAGCCGGTGGCGTAACCGTAAATACCCGGCGGGGTTGCAAGGCTGGTTTTAAAAACCGGAATTAGCCTGTGGTATGGAAAGAGAAAGTTGTATGAGTCCTCCCTATAAAAAGTCTCTCCAAGTGTTTCTGTAGACGATGTGGTTAGAGGAACATAATCAAATCCAGACCCAAAATTTTCACCAGCCACCATGCCCTTGACTCCCCCTTGGAACTCACACTTGTATTCGTGGCTCTCCCCGCTCACGGGAACCATAAAGAAGTCCTCTTGGTCTGCAAAACTGCCAAGCCAATGCGTTTGGGAAAGGCTAGTCACCCATCGGCAAGGAACTGCCAACTCCTCAAACCTAAACCCCAACCCCTCCGCATCGGCAAACGCCTTAACATCCTCAATTTTTACCCACCTGAAATCCTCTAGGTCATCCCGTTCGCTTTGAATGCCAGCAAAGGTCGTTCCGGTGTTGCTTGATGCCGAATGGATTGCCGAGCCGTCCGCAAAGTCGGTGTAATCGTAAACCTTACTTGCCCCTAGCAAGTCGGTGTATAATGCGTCCTGACTGTCTCCATCTATAAATCCCTCATAGAGATTAATGGGTGCTACCTTTAAAGTCGCCTCCCCAAACCAACCCGCTCCCGGTCGCATTATGCGGTTGCCCCAATAAATTTCGTCAACGCATAACGGTCTAATCTTGTCTGCCCTTTTCAGCATAACAGCAATGTTGTTGTAATGCTCCTTGACCAAGTTTATGCGATTGTAACTTGCCGGGGTCTTTGTGGTGTTTAGGCTTGCGTCTGTCTTGCTCTCCTCCGCCTCAAGCATTACATCACCCACCACAAGGCGCGGATAATTTGGGTTGTTAATTTCCCCACCACTAAATGAACCCTTGGAAACCTTTGCGTCTATGTCGTTGGTTAAAAAGGCAATGTCCGTGGTGTTTAATGTGCCAATGTTTTTCAACTGCAAGTCCACCCCTGCCGGGTCCCCGTCAATGTCGTTGTGTTTAAAAGTCTCTGTCCCTGCCGTTATGGGTGTGGCAGTCTCATACTTGCGGACCTCCCTTGGGGTCTCGTGCATCCGGTGAAACTTGTGGGTGTCTATGTGGTGTCTGCGATTAGAACTCACCGCATTAAACATGGAGTCCTTCCACAAGGTTGGCCAACCGCACAAGTAAGCATACAAATAACTCGCCGCACCCTTCGCGCTGCCCGGTGTGTACCCGGCTGAATGCAGCCGCTTGGCGATGTGCCACTCTTGGTCGCACTTTAATTTTAATGTGCTTCCGTCTAACTCAAGCGTGAATGCATGGTTAGTCATAAACCCGCTCCAATGACCGGCATTATCCCCACCGCTTGCGGGTGACTTGATGCCGAACACATCGCGCCAAAGTAGCTTGGGGCCTTCGGATGTTAACACAACGCTTTTGTTTTCCGGGCTGGAAAAATAAAGAGAACCTACTTTGCAATAATCCGCAATCTGGCTTTTAAGATTTCCAACAGTATAGGTTCTGCCATCATACCCGGTTCCAATTACATTTGGGTTTGCCCCGCTTGTTGCAATGCTCTCCCAAATTGAGTGGTACTCTCTGAAGGATTTTGGCTCCCCAGAGGAATCCACCCCCACGCTATAGCCCACTCCTTTGTGTATGTCGGGAACCTTGAGGAAATGAGTTTGCAGCCTATAAACAGAAGCCGCCAAATTAAGAACTTGGTTCGCATCGTTTATTTGAAGCACATTGGTACTTAATGGCCAAATCTCCAGCAAATTAAACGCATCGGTTTTGGCTATTGCGGTGTCTAGGTTGTTGCTTATGCTAGACCAATCTATCTCCGCACCTATGGCATTGAGGTTGGAGTTGAATGTTCCCCAACCGTCAAAGTCTATTGTGCCCTGCTCCAAGGTGCTTGAGGAATAGTTTTTCTTCCGATACCCAATCTTGCCCTTGTGATATACAATATCCCCAATCTTTGTGGAGTCGGTTATGGTTGGGAAATACCCTGCCGTTGCGTACTCGGCTCCGATGTCGTTTTGAGTTGTTGCATTAAAATAAATGCGTTGGTGATAAGATGCTGAAATGCCATCGGTGTTTAAAATGGGGTCATTGCCCATCCCAACAAACTCAAACAGATTAAAAATATAATGCGGATTGGTTATATTGTTGGCTCGCATTGTTTGGGCAATGGAACCGTCGAAGCTATCAAAGGCCAGAAAGCGAGGGTCGCCCGACAGCACCTTGAAGAAATACTTATAACTATAATCGTAATCATTGGTTCCTATACGCCTGACACACCTTTGGCTATAGGGCGGGATGGTGAATGTATCTGTCGGGCTTGAGAAACCATCCAGATAAATTGTATAGGTTCGGTCGGTTAAGTTGTGGATACGCCAACAGTTGTACTTTAAATAAGAATCTGGAACGGCAAACGATGTGCCAGAACCCAAGGCCAGAATAATTTCTGCCACGGCAAACTTCCATTCCTTCTCCGGGGCTGGCTGGTCGTATTCCCAAATATGATACTCCGTACCGCTGTCGGTTCTGGTGTGTACCTTTAAACTGTTTATAAGGTTTGGCGTACTGCTGCCAGCCAAGTGTGCATACCCGTCCGAGCTATAGGTTGCAACTGTGGCCGCATCGGCAGCCGTGTCATAACTGCTTTGTGAGTGGTGTGTTGGTACAGTTTCAAAAGCAGAATAAAGAACGCTTGTACTGCTTGCGGTATGTGTTCCCCCGGTTGTCCAAGTAAACGGTGTGCCTCGATATAAATAACTGTCCGGGTAACTGCTTGGGGTTGCGCTTGCCCCTATGTTCTCAAGGAGATAAGTGGAGCAACCGTTTAAAGCCTTTGTGAGAATAGAGTCTGCCTCGGCCCACAAAGCGTTCATACGCTCCGCCGTGGGTTGCTCGTTCCCTGTTAGGTAGCTTATAGCCACACCGCTTTACCGCTTCCACCCGTTCCGCTCCCTGCCCCGGCTTTACCCTCCCTAATGGTTCCCCGGGTTGTTCGTTTGAAAATTGTATTGGTGCTGTCCACCGGGATTAACGACAAGATAACCTCCCGCATCTGGTTGTGCCATGCCGCCTCCGGTCCGTTGCCTTTTAGCTTGGGGGGAACTCTGGTCATTAGCTTGCCTCCGGGTAAACAAAGTTAGGCCAAATATTCAATTGCCATTCTTGGTTTCTCTCAAACTTCCCACCGGACACTTGGGTTACTTGCGGGGACTTCTTTAACCACTTCCATTTGTATGTGAAACCCGTTCCCGTAATGTCCGAGTCCACGGTAAAACTTGGCTCGTCAATGTCGCTTATGGTTGCTTGTATCATGGGCGGCATTCCCTCCGCCGTGGCAAGTTGCGCCGTGGTCCAAATGTAACCCACTCCATAGGTTGCCATTTTTCTTTGGTAGTCGCTGGCTACTAGCTCGGTCTTACGCAAGACATATTCAAAGTCTAACCAAGACTCTTGCCCCTTGGATAACATGAAGAAAAGAAACTTTGCGGTGTTGGACCATGAACCCGTTGCCGTTGTGCCGGTGTGTATGTCCACCGCAAAGGCAGCGGCAGCATTGGCGTAAGTGCCGTCATTTACTTTTTCAACCGCTTTCTCCACATCCTTAATGGTGTTGGGGTGGAGTGCCAAAACCCGCCAATGTTCCCGAATGTCCTTTTGAGAGTCTTGGCCAATCAATTCCCAAGTGGTTGTTAGCTCTGCGTCATTGGTTCCCCCGCCCCCGCCGGTAACGTCCCGGTTGACTCGTGCGGTTAACGTTGCAGTTGCCCCGTTGGTCTCGTAACTAACGTCATCGGACTTTGGAATAAAGCGACTTATTAAACCCCTAACCGCATCCTTTTCGCCTGAATACCGTACCTCGCTGGTCCACCCGCTTTGCCTATTCCAAGAATAGCGTCTGCCGGTTTTAACTACCTTGTCCCTGCCTACTATCGTTGCCATTTTAAGGGTAAATTGTGTCTGTTGTTGCTGCTACCTTTTCCTTGGTGTTTTCTTCAATCTGTTTTTGAACTGCCAACTGTTGCCGTGCCAAGTTTACCAAGCCTTGCGGAGACCTCACTAACGCCCCGATTTGTTGGGCACTTGTAAGGGACCGAGTGGAGGCTTTTGCCGCTGAACCCTTGGACAATTTTTGCGCTGCCTCCATTGCTTTCATCTCCAATTCTAACGCTTTCTTTTTGTCCTCCGGTTTGCCGGTCTCCCGCAACGCCTTGGCCTCCTCCTCCGCTTGTTCCTTTGCCGCCTTCAACTGCTTGCGTTGCTCGGCAGTTGTTAACTTGGCAAAGTCCAATTGCTCCTTGCGTTTCTTAACTTGCTCCTCAAGCGTCTTAATTTGCTTCTCCAGTTCAAAGTCTATCCCCTGCCCTAAAAACTTCTCCGCCGGGTCTCCTATTGATTCTTGGGTTGCTGCCTTAAACTGTTTGTCTGCTTTTTTAATTTCTTCAATTGCCTCCTTGTAAGTAGCAGAAAACGCCTCACCAAAACTAGCACCGGACCCCGGCATCAATGCGCCCATGCCAACAATTAGGGCTTCAATCGGCGCAACCATTAGCTTGATTACCGTAACGACTCCATGGGCAAAACTTGTTAGATTGCCGAGAAACTCCCCAAACCATTTCCGGTTTCCTGCCCCAAACGCCTCCAGCTTTTTATTGGCAACGTCCAATGCGCTTAAAGCCTCCTCGCTAATTGCGAACTCCCCGGCTGCCGTTGCCATCTCCCGCAATGCCTCGGACCCTTGACTAATCAAAGGCAACACCCGGCGGCCAAGGTCATCGCCAAAGGTGCGTATTGTCGCAGTTAACACCCTGCCTTTGTCATCTGTATTTTCGGCAGCATCGGCAAAGAGCATTAAAGCCTCCCATGGGCTTTTGCCTTTCATTTTGTCAGACTCTAAACCAATGAGTCTAAAGTCCTCAATAACGCCTTGGGACCCGCTCATTGCATCATGCATTTTGTCGGTTAGGGTTCCAAAGGCATCGGTAACGTCATTGGTGTCCGCCCCCATCTGCTTAAACAGAAAGTCCATTTGTTGGAATTGGTCCGTGGTAAGACCGATTTGATGGGAAAAGGTTTTAACGTCCTTTGCAAACTGCAAAGCCTCGGCACTAGACTTGGCCAAAAACCCGGCAGCAAACACCCCGGCAAGTTGCCCCCGCAAGTCCCCCGCCATTTTACGACCGGACTTTTTAACCGACTTGCCCACGCCTTTCATACCCTGTTCAAAGGGTTTGGCGTCCAAGCCGAGTTGTGCCATTAACTTTGCAATCATCAGTTATTCTCCACGTTTTGTTTGGCTAAAAGCTCGGCGTAACGTTCCCCAAACTCGTCCGCCTTTGTCTTTGCATCATCATCGTCCTCGGTCTTTAGGGTCAAGTTGCCCTCCATTTCCCCGAGCGTGACAATGTCCCAAAGGTTCATTGCAAAGGGGCGGTTTAATATTTCCGACTCGGTTAGGTTGGTGTTCTTATGGAGTTGGCAACGGATGACTTGGGGGAGTGGCGTTGAAAGTCCCTTGCCCTTTTCCTTGAACCAATAGGAGGGTCCGGTAACTCCCTCGTGAATGTATTCGGCTAGAAACTTGGTTTCCTTTTCCAAGTCGATTTGGGCACACACCTTGGCCAAACGCTTGGTGTGCTTCTTAACCTCTCCGTTTCTTTGAGCCTCTAAAAACCCCTCAAAGGTGTTACTGCAAACGACAACGGCAATGGCAAAGTCTATGACCGTTGCAGGACCACCGAGGAGGAGGGCACAGTTGTTTTTTTCGAGGAGGATATAGTGCCCCAAACTAAAGGGGCGCAACTTTATCCCAAGGACCTCGTAAGTGTCCGGGACAATGGTAGAGTTAAAGTCCCGCACATTGATTAAACCGTGTCCTCTACGTCTAAATCACAACCGGCATACTGCCGCAACGTCATGCTTATCCGCGCCTCCGCATCGTTGGAACGTGATAGCTCCCCGGAAATATAGGACCATTTGCCGTCTGCCGCACCAGCGGTGTTGTTGGTAGCGGTGTCCCCGTCCAAGGTGGTTAGGGTTGTGTCCGCTTCCACTAGGGAAATAACTGTTCCCGGGGCGGGTAACAATGCCTCAATGTCCGCTTGCACCAAATCCAATGTGGTGGAACTTGGGACAACTTCAATGGAACATTCCCGGTTGTGGTTGCTGAATACAACCGTGGAAACGTCACCACTCCCGTTTTTAATTTCCGCAACGTCCGACTGATTAGAGACCGAAACGCTTTGAATATCTCCGTGGGTCGCGCTTAAAGGTTCCGCAGTCGCAAACCCTGTCGCGGTAATTCCCGCCACTCCCCACACTACATATTTGCCATTTGCCGTAGCCATTGCGCTAGGTTATGGGTTTACCGGTGCGTTTCAAATTTTGGGGGTTATTTCTTCATGGCTTTTTCCATGCGGTATTTTAGCCGTTTCTTGAAATACTTATTCATTAGGGAGATGGACATATTCATGGAATAGCGCATCCACCGGGAGGCGTCCTTGCTTTCCGTTGCATAATCCACCATGTTCACAATGGTTATTTCTTGGTTGGGAAAATTCAACCTTGAGGACCGGTCCCGGATTCTGCCCATGCCCCCTTGGGCTTTAACCCATCCATACCATCCCTTGTTGCCCCTAGCCTTTAACCTCTTGGCTGCCGCATTCCACCCGGACTTGTAAAACCCTATCCGTTGGGCTTGCTTGTTTACATAACCAGATTTTGCCCCCTTGTTAATTACAAACAATTGTTTGCCGGTGCTTTTGTTTACCCTGCCCCTCCGGTTCCTAAATTGGTCGTGGTAATTGTCTGGAATCCTAGACTGCACCGGTCTCCCCATAATTTTGGAGAGTGTGTTAAAATCTTGCTTGTTGATTAGCTTTCTAATTTTTGGGTCTTGGTAAAGTTTCATTTCTTTTAGCACACCAATAACCCGGCTAATGTCAACGTTTAGTGTGTGCCTACCCGCATCCCTTTGCGCCTTTGCCCCTTCCCGGTGCGCTTTACCAACGTTGCCAGAATGCGGAGGAGTTACCTTTATGACGGTCTCCACCAAGTGCCGCCCCGTAAGACGTAGAATTTCCTTAACCTCTAAACCGGTTTGGTCAACAAGACCGTCCACCGCTTTAAAAAACTGCCCGTCATCAATCTGGAATTTAGTAGCCACTCGCGCAAATATCGAACGAAACGGACCCAACCAAAAACCGGTCCTCCACGTTTTGACTTATGCGAAACCCGGACACTCCACTCGTCCTTATGTCCTGCTCGGTAGCGTCCAGCGTGGTGGGCAAGTCCGGGTCCAAGAATAAATCCCGCACTCGTGCCAGCAAAGTCCGGTGGGTGCTTGCAGCATTGGTGGCATCGACGTTGGTTCTGGTTTCAATGTTTATCCGTGTCACCCAAATCCCCGAGAGGTTGGACCTCTCCTCCGCACTTTCCGCATAACAGACAATTCCGTTTTTATCAAAAGCCCCGTCCGTTATCCCCGGCAAAGCGTCATAGGTGGAGGAATAGGTGGACCACCAACTAGCCTCTGTAATTATCTCCTTAACCGCTAACTCCAGCTTGGAGTCAATATTGTTGTAGGGACTACTCATTTAATCCTTTGACTTGTAGAGACACAACCTTGCCGTCCGATAGTCCCCGGGTGCTAACCCGGTAGTTTCTGCCCACCAAGGTCGAGTCATACGCTGCCGTTATTGCTATGGTGTCCCCCACATCCGGGAGGGTTGTAAAGTCGGCAGCCTTAACCAAAAGCTCTACGTCATATTCCGGGACAATTCCCCCAACCTCCAAGCTGTTCTCCTCGGAGACTTCACCAAAATAACCGGTGTAACTGGACCCGCTAAAGGTAAAGGTTACGGACCACTCGGACCTCACCTTTTCAAAGTCCGTTTGCAGTTGGGTTACTAAACTCATTTTAAAATTAAAAGGGGGAGGGGGAACTAACCCCTCCCCCCAAGCACTAACTTAAACCACTAATTATAGGTCTGCCTTGGTCATTGCGAAACTCTCCGCATGACGCACAGCAATATCCGTAAACAGGGAAACGATTAACCTAATCGTCCCGCTTGCCGCGCTCGTGTACGGGTCTACCAAAACTTCGACGCCATCCCATCGACCAATGATAAGGTCCGACATATTGCCAAAGATAAAGGCAGTCCCGTTTGTTCCCGTGCCCAAGTTGTCCGGCACGTTATTGCTAACAAACAACGGATAACCGGCAACGCGCCCGTCCGTGTCCAAGAGGAATTTAGCGGTGGAACTTGCAACCTCGGTGGTAGCCAACTTGGCTCGACCGGCGGCAGAAGTTAGCCAAGCCAAATCACCCAAAAGGGCATTATCTTGGTCCACTTGCTTAATGACGTTCCAGACTTCCGAGTAACTCATTGTCTGCCCGTCTCCCTCATCACCAATGCCGCTGGTTGCAATAATGCCCGTAGGCTCATTGCTGCCGCCGCCGTTAATGGCTGCCGCATCCTCGGCAATTGCCAATGCCTTGAGAATGTCGTTACGCAACACATTCTCCATGTCCAAACTGGACTGAATCATTAGTTGCTTGGAGACATTCACATGAACGCTCAACCGTTTCGGGGTCAACGAAACTTGGTCGAACACCGGCACGGACTCCGTGGGACTTCCCTGCTCTGCAACCCAATAGGCGGAGTTGCTTGTGGTCATCCGTGGAATCGAGACGTTACCTTGCAGTCCAGACAACACAGTTGCCCCGGCTTGCTCCACGACAACCATGTTAGACAGGGCGTCAATGAAGTTTGCAGAGTCAACGGCATCCTCAATGGTGTTACCACCATGGCCAAGACCACTCCCGGAGGAGGCAGCCGTTACGTCACGGACTTGCAAGTCGTTAGGGATAACCAAGCCTTGAGAGACTCGACCATAACGCTTTTGCGCCTCCTCGGAGACTTCAGCCTCGTAACCGGTAAAGCGTCCCTCTTTAATGTAGTTAGCAACTGCATTGCAAAGGCTAAAACGCTTCTCCTCTTTCGGCGCAAGGATTTCTCCCTTGTCCTCGACAGGCTCGGTTTTCAGTTGGTTATCAAGAATCCACCGTGAAAATTCGCCGGGGGTCTTGCCGTCTTGGATGGCATTGTGGGCATCATCCATGCAGTTGTAACGTGCGCCTAGCGCAGTCAACTCCTTGGAACGTTTAAGCTCGGCATTGCGTGTGTTCTCCGCAATAACCTCAACGTTAGGAGTGTCGTTTTTTACTTCTTCACTCATAATATTTTTATCTGATTTTATTGTTTTAGTTTCTTGCGGTTGTTCTATCGACACACCTCGGCCAACTCCAACCGAGGGGTCCGCTGGGACCGGCACGAGCGAAAGCTCAAGCGGCAAGAAACGTGTAACCCGGAGGGTGTCCAGCCCTTCAGTTGCTTGCTCCCTAACCGTGTTGAGAACGTAGTAGCCAACGCTTACCAAGCGTCTAATGCCATCTTTAACGTCCCGGTAAATCTCTTGTGCCCTTTGGCTTTGACTAAACCGGACAACTGCCCTTGCAATTTTGTCCTCGTCTACTCGGGCACTCTCCACAACACCAATTTGGTCGTTAGTGTCGTGGTTTAATAAAAGTGGTGCGCCATTGTTTAAGCGTGTAAGGTCCACACTATCCGGGGAGTGGTCTAGGACTTCCAAGTAACCATCCCTCTCCACGGGTGTCTCTGAACTAAAGGCCAACTCCACTACGTTGGTCTCCTCTAGTGCGCGGACCTCGGCGTTAACTGCCTCCCGGGTTACAACTGTTTCCGTTGCCCGGTGCTTGTCCTTGTCCTCCTCGTAGGCATTGCCCTCTCCGCCTTCCGGTTCCGGTTCCCCCTCGGTAATGCCGTCCGGTTCTTTTGGGTTTTTCTCCATGGTAATCGTTACCGTGGTAGCGTCCTCCTCAACGTTTACAACGTGGCGTTTATCCAGTTCCTCACTCATCTTGGCCCGAGGTTATGGGTTCCTCTCCCTGTTTCAAATTTTGGCCAAACTTTAAACCCTTCTCATCGGCTAAAGTATTGTCCAACGCAATTTGGTCAAATACGTCCTCAACGTCCCCGCCACCCTCGGCTATAATGGTCCGCCTAGACTTTAACCCGGACTCAACCGCTTGGATGTTGGCTTGCAAATCCTTGAGAGGGTCAACCCATGCCCACCGTCTTGGTTTCCATTGGGGCACGTTCATTTTTTCGAAACGCCCAATGTTAAATGGGAAATGGTTTGCCAGCATTGCAGACTCTAACCACGCCTCAAACACCGGACCAATAAACCCGTCAATAAACCATTGTTGGACCTTCTTGAAATGCTCCCGTTGTTCCAACACCCCGGCCCGGATGCTTGAGTAATTAACCCCCTCAAGGTCCCCGCTAATTAACTCGTAACTTACACCGAGACCACTAGCGATACCGCGCAAGGTGGACTTAACAAAATCCTTGTAAGCCGTTGTTGGGTGCGAGGGGTCCCACTCCTTGAACGTCATGCCGCTAGGCAATTCCTCAATGGTTCCCGGTTCCGCTTCCATTAAAAGGTTGTAATCGCTGTCCTCCTCCCCGGTGTAACCATCGGAGTTTTCCTTTTGAAGCCAGCCCATCTTACAACTTGAAACTCGTGCCGCCACAACCTCTGCCTCCTCATACCCTGCCAATTGCTTTAACCGGGTCATGGCTGAAATCATCCACGGCACTCCTCGGGTCTGGCTAACTCTCTCTTGGTTGTAAACGTGGATTATCTCATTGGCAGGAATACGTTGCCGGTGTTGGTAGCTTGCCGTGTAGTTATCCCCCGGGTGGTTGTCGAGTATGTGATACGCAACCG